AAGAATAACGAAATGAACGCCGGTGGCCAGCTCGGTCCGATGGCGATTCAAGGTGGCCTCCGCAACGAAAAACACCCGCTCGCCACCGGATCCGAAGTCCCCGAAAAGGAAATCACGGTCAACGACATCTACCGCGCCGAGGGCGGAGTCGCGAACCTCCCAAAAGGAACCGACGTCGGGATCCTTCACGACGCCCGCCCGCACCCGAACCAAATCAACCTCATCGAGCACCTCGTCCGCGACATCGCCTGGGGAGTCGGAGTCGCCCCGGAAATCCTCTGGAACATCGAGACCCTCCGCGGTGCGAACAACCGCCTAGTCAACGCCGATCTCAACCGCTGGATTTCCTGCCGCCACCTCCGCCTCCGAGCCTGGATGAAGCGTTTCCGCTCCATGTGGATCGCCAACGAAATCACCGCCGGGCGCCTCCCCGAGCCTCCCGGAAAAGCGGAATTCTGGCGCTGCACTTGGCTCCCGCAAGGCTCACTCACCGCCGACAAAGGCCGAGAGGGGAAACTCAACATCGAGCTCATCCACAACAACATGCGCTCCCTCGCCACCCACTTCGGAGAAGAAGGCTCCGACTGGCAATCCGAGCTCCGCCAAATTTCCAAAGAGCGCCGTGCCATGCGCGAGCTCGATCTCAATTTCAAAGGCCTCGCCCCCGAGGAACCCGCACCCGCCCGCCAAGACCTCGAAGAATAAGCCCCGATGGGACCGCGCGGTCCCATCAAAACCACCACCACCATGAAACAGCTCCCTCGTATCTCCTCCGCCCTCTACGGTATGCCCTGGGCAATCGTCGCCGAGACTCACAAAGAACTAGGCGAAATCTACCAGTCCTACATCAAAGGCACCTACCCCCCCGCCACGCCCGCCGCCCTTGAGCAGCGCGGAACCGCAGGATACGGCATAACCTACGAGGCAAACCACTCGGAAGGCATCGCCATCCTCCACCTCACCGGCGTAATCACGAAACGCGCCCCGGAAATGATGTGTGGTCCGCCGATCATCGACCTCGCCCGCCTCGATACCCTCCTCGAAGACATCGCCAACGACGACGCCATCACCACCGTCATCCTCAATCTCGACTCCCCAGGCGGCACAACCCTAGGCCTCGAAGAAACCGCTGGCCGCATCCGCGAGCTCGCCGCCGGTGGGAAACGGATGATCGCCTACACCGATCTCCAAATGTGCAGCGCTGCCTATTGGCTCGCCGCCGCGTGCGATGAAATCTACGCCGCCCCCACCGCCATCATCGGATCCATCGGGGTCTATTGCGCCGGTCTCGATTCCTCCCGCGCCTTTGAAATGGATGGTCTGGAGCTTGTCCTTGCCAAATCCGGCAACCTAAAAGCCATGGGTCACCCCGGGAAAGTCTGGGAGCAAAACGAGCGAGACCACCTCCAAAACATGGTAGATCGCGCCGGAGTGGAATTCCGCTCTTGGGTATCCACCCGCCGCCCCGGAGCTACCGAGGAGGCCATGCAAGGCCAGTGGTTTTTCGCAAAAGAAGCAGATCCCGCCCTCACCGATGGACTCTACCGCGACCTCACCGCCCTCCTCGCCGAGATCCTCGCCGCCTGAAAATTTGACACGCACCCCAAAGCCATGAGCGAAGAAAAAGCCACGCCCGATCTCGATGAAGAAGTGACACCCGCCCCCGTCACTCCGGAACCCGCACCCGCCGAGGAACCCGAGGCGCCCGCGCCCGCCGAAACTCCTTCCGAGGAAACCCCATCCGCCGCCGCACCCGCGCCGAAGCTCTCCGCCTTCGAGCGCGGCAAGCTCCGCGCCCTGGGAATGGGAGACCTCATCACCCGCCTTGAAATTTCCGAAGGGCAGCTCTCCGCCGCCCATGGAAAAATCAGCATCCTCGAAGCCGAAAACGCCCGCCTCACCGCAGGGCGCGAAGCCGCCGAAGCCGCCGCCCAGGAACAAATCGCCGCCGCCGCGAAAGCGCAGGAAAGCCAAGTCTCCAAGGGTGTCCGGGAAAAACTCTCCGCCCTGGGAGTCCCCGAAGAAGCAGCCCCCTCCGCCACCCGTGGCGAGGAAACCGATAAACAACTAAGCCGCGCCGAGTTCGAAAAACTCGATCACTCCGCTCGCGGCGAATTCATCCGCAAAGGCGGAAAAATCGTTTCTGAATAAACCACCACCAACAATCAATTTTTAAGAAAGAAAAAACATTATGGCCAACGCACAAACTCTCACCGGATTCACCGAGCTCGTTTATGAAGCCCGTGATATCGTCCTCCGCGAACCAGTAGGCTTCGCTTCCTCCGTCATCGTCAACTCCGCCGCAGATGGAGTTTCGATCAACGGAACCGTCAAATCCTTCGTCGCTGGAGAGCCCACGCTCAACACCGATCACACGCCCTCCATGACCGTCCCCGCAGGTGACGACATGACCTCCACAGTAGAGGAAATGACCATCGGCCAAGTCGCCCGCGTCAACATCCCGCTCCGTGGCGAGACCGTGCGCCAGCTCGACAACACCGTCGGCCGTCAAAACTTCGTAAACAACGTGCTCGCCCAGGCGATCCGCAAAATCACGAACGCCATCGAAGCCCACGTCGGCACGGTCGCCAAAAACGGAGCATCCCGCGCAGTCGGCACAGCAGGCACCACGCCCTTCGCATCCGCCCACGCGCTCATTCCGCAAGCAAACCAAATCCTCACGGACAATGGCGCGCCCCTGGATGGACAGCGCTCGCTCGTTCTCTCCACCGGAGCAGCAACGAACCTCAAAACCCTCAGCCACCTCTACAAGGTGAACGAAGGCGGTTCCGATGCCATTCTCCGCAACGGTGTCCTCCTCGACATCGACGGCGTGGCGATCAAACAGTCCGCCGGTGTCGCTTCCCACGTGAAAGGCGCAGGAACAGGCTACGTCGTGAACAACGGCAACATCGTCGCCGGATCCACCACGCTCTCCGTAGATGGCGGCACGGTTAACACCACCGGCATCAAAGCGGGCGACGTCATCACGATCGCCGATGAGCCGACCGCCGGGAAATTCGTGGTGAAAACCGGACTCACCGCAGTCGCCGGAGACATCGTGATCGCCGAGCCCGGCCTCACTGGTGCCATCGTAGATGGGAAAGCCGTCACAATCGGTGCCAGCTACACCGGAAACGTGATCTTCCACCGCTCCGCCATCGAGCTCGTCATGCGCCCACCAGCCATGCCAGACGGTGGCGACATCGCCGAAGACCGCATGACCGTCCTGGATCCAACGTCCGGCCTGGTCTTCGAAGTCGCTCTCTACAAGGGCTACGGCATGAACCTCATGGAAATCGTCTGCTACTACCAGGCAAAGGTCTGGAAGTCGGAGATGGTCGCCACCCTTCTCGGATAAATTCTCAGTTCGTGTTTTGTTAAGGGGAAGCCCCGGAGCCTGCAAAGCTCCGGGGCTTTTTTTTGACTTCCACCCCTCCCCATGGGAATCGGAGCAACAGGTATCAACGCATTCCGCGCCCGGATCGATGAGATCCTCCGCGAAGTCTTCCCCGTCACGCTCATCCTCCCAGACTCCCGCCACATCGCCGCGGCCGGAGTCGGTGGAAAAGCCATGTCGGATTTCATCGAAGGCGGCGAAAAAAGGAATTTCACCTTCCCCTTCCGCGCCCCCATCACTCACGGCTGGACACCCACCACAGGGGACTCGCTCGAATGGCTCCTCCCCGATGGCACCCAGCTCCGCATGGAGATCACCGAAACCTCCATCCGCCCCCACGAAGGCATCCACGCCCTCACCTGCAAATACCGCAAGCCATGAGGCAAGCCTTCAAAATTGACGCGAGCGCCCTCGCGTCAGCAAAAAGCAAACTGCAAGCAGAGATCAATCGGCATTTAGTCGGATCTCGGGCAAAACTCGCCGTGGAACTACGCGAAACAGCCGGAGAACTCGCCATGGAACTCGCCGACCGCACATTCCCCGGCCATGAAGCTATCGGCTACACCGTCCGCAGCGTTCGCGCCGATGTCGCCTCCGTCTATGCCCTGCCTGGCCGCGTGTTCGAGGTGCTTCAATCCGCAGACCCCGCCGAGGCGGGGGCATTCTGGTCCGCCATGAAACGAGGCGATCTCTCCCGCGCCCGCGAGATCGTCCGCCAATCCGGAACCTACATCGCCGGGATAGAGATCGGGTCAGCCCTCCGCCCCTCCCACCACACATCCTCCCGCGATCCGAAAACGGGAAACGTAGCCATTCCAAAGCCCCTCCAAATGGTCACGAAACAGGAGCGGGACGACTACACCCGCCTCGTCGTTCGAGAAATCGGAAAAACCGCCTCCGGCTGGATGGCTTGCGCTGATGATCTTGGAGCCAATGGAAATTTCGTCCGCTGGAAAGGAATCGCCGTCCATGGAAAAAGCGGAGGCAGCGTCAGATTCGTTTTAACCGAGACGCGCATCGCCATCATCCTCAACAACAAACGCCCCCTTGCCCGCAAACACATCTCCCCCGGACAACTAGCGCGCATCCGTAAGCAGGCAAACGAAAAACTCTTAATCCGCCTCAAAGAAAAAACCAAAATCGCCGCCTAAAAATACTCAATAATCAATCTCCAATCTCCAATTCCAATGATCCCCACCGAAACCATCACCGACGCCCTCGCCGCCGATCTCCGCGA